GCGAAGGAAGTCAAGAACGCTATGGTTGCTGGCATCGTGAACGTGGTGAAGGAAATACCGGACAAGATTTACAACAGCATCATAGGTGCGGTGCAAAAGGTAGCTGAATGGGGCACGGCGGTAAGAAACAAGGCAGTAGAGGCTATGAATGCCGTAGTGTCCGGCATTAAAAGCTGTTTTGACGGCATCGCGGACACGTTCGCAGGATTCGGCAGCAACATGGTGCAGGGTATATGGAACGGTATAAGCGGTGCCACAAGCTGGATAAAGAACAAGATAAGCGGCTGGGTAGGCGATGTAACAGCGTTTTTGAAAGACCTTTTCGGCATTGAAAGCCCGTCAAAGCTGATGCGTGACGAGATTGGCGTATATCTTGCGCAGGGTATCGGCGTGGGATTTGCGGACGAGATAGACACGGTAAACAGAATGATAGAGGACAGCGTACCGCAGGAGTTTGACGTGGGCGCACGGGTGAACTTTAGCAGCCGGACGGATACGGACAGCGACGGGGCAGCGTGGAGAGCTGCCGGGAAACAGAGAGGCATAAGCGGCGCGGCGGCAGCAGGAGGCATTGTGGTAAACCAGTACATCTACGCAAATGAAACAAACTACGCAAAGCAGCAGAGAGAGGCAGCCAAAAACTTTAGGCTGATAGCAAGGACGGTGTAAATAATGGCGGTGGAGTATGAAAAACTGATCTACACAAACGAACGGGGAGAGAGCCTTGAGTTTGGCGTGAAAAGTGAGTATTTCGTGAATATCTCAAAAGATGTGACAGGAATAAGTGACATAAGCAACACGCTGTACACAACGAGCAGCATGGGGCAGCACGGAGAAACCTTTATCAGCCAAAAGATAGAGGCAAGGGACATTGAGATAAAAGGCAGCATCAACAGCAGGAACAAAGACCGGGTGCTTGACCTGCGCCGGAAAGCGCAGCGGATATTAAACCCGGAACTGGCGGCGACGCTGAAATATGTCTACAAGGATTTCACGCGGGTAATCGACGTGAAGATAGACAAGGCGCCTGTATTCTCCCGCAAGTCTGTACTGCAGGATTTCACGTTGCAACTGACGTGCCCGTCGCCGTTTTGGAGGGACGAGATAGAGGACAAGCAGGACATAGCGAGCTGGATTGCCAACTTTGAGTTTGAACTGGAGATACCGGAGGACGAGGGCATAGAGTTTGCGTACAGGGAGCCGAACATCATCGTGGACGCCTACAACGAGGGCGACGTGAGCACGGGAATGCGGATTGAGTTTCGGGCGACAGGAACGGTGCAGCAGCCTATCCTGCTGAACGTCAACACGGGAGAGTTTATACAGGTCAACGCGACGCTGACAGCAGGCGACGTGGTGACAATCAACACGGAGTACGGACAAAAGAACGTGACCATAGAGCGGGACGGCGTGACGCAGGACTATTTCAGATACATAGATGTGGACAGTACATTTATGCAGATTGAGATAGGGGATAACATTTTCCGATACGACGCGGCAGCAGGACTGGATTTGCTGGAAGTAACACTCTATCACACGAACAAATATTTAGGAGTGTAGGCGCATGGAATTAAAGGTATTTTCAAGGGAATTGGAGCCGCTGGGGATAGTGGACGAGACGGCAAGCGTCATATGGCAGCCGGGGTACTGGCAGCAGGGCGACTATGGCGACGTCAAGATACTGGCGCCGATCACAGACAATAACAGCGCTATGCTGCAGACGGGCAACATACTGGTGCTGCACGGCGAGAAAGCAGAGTACAGCGACGGGCAGGGCGAGTGGCGCCGGGCTATGGAGATCACATACAGATACATCACCAAGGACGAGAACGGCACGGAACAGATAGAGGCGCAGGGCGCTTTCTTGAAGAAGTGGCTGGACAGGCGGGTGGTGAATGAAACAACGGTGATCACGGGCACAAACCAGTACATCATAAACGAGCTGGTAGAAAGGAACTGCGGCAGCCGCGCAGGGAACGAACGGAGCTTTGAGCAGTTTATCATGCTGCCGCAGGACGAGATCAAGGGCGAGACGGTGGACTATGAGGCGGCATACGGCAAGAGTCTGTCAGAGGCAGTTTACGAGAGGGCACTGGCGAGCAAATTAGGCTGGGACGTGCTGGTGTGTGAGCGGGCGAAACTGTACGGCTTTTGGCTGTACAAGGGGCGCGATCTGACCAGCGGGAACACCAGCGGAAACACACCATGTATCTTTTCGCGGGATTTCGACAATGTGAACGAGCTGGAATACACAGAGAGCATTGAGAACATCAAGAACGTGGTATACATTTCCTCTGCGCCGGACGCGGAGGAAAAAGTATATACGATGGAAGTGAGCGCAGAGACGCAGACGGGATTGAGCAGGCAGGAGGTATACGTGGACGCCACAGACATAAGCTGGACGACCAAGAACACAGCAGGCGAAGAGGTAACGCTTGACCTTGCCACCTACAAAGGACTGATGCAGACAGAGGCGCTGACGGATTTGGAAGAGTACGGCGAGAACATCAATTTCGTGTCCACTATCAATGCCAGCCAAAACTTGCAGTACAAGGAGGATTTCACGATCGGCGACGTGGTGACCAGCATCGAAAAGCGCTGGGGCATAAGGATAGATGCGAGGATAACGAAAGTGAGCCAGACGTGGCAGGACGGTATAGAAACATTGGAGATAACCACAGGGGAGAGCCTGCCTACTCTGATAGACAAGATCAAGAAAGTGAGGGCATGAGGAAATGGCACAAAAATCTTTTCCGTTTAACAGCATATCCGGCGACAGGAAATACAAAGCCGAGGATTTCAGACAGTATTTCGCGCAGTTTATCGGAAACGGCGTCGTGTATGCCAGCGCGGACGCGCTCAAGGTGAAAGAGCATGACGGTATGCAGCTCAAGGTATGCACGGGCGGCGCATGGATAGACGGCACAGGGTATCTGAACAACACGGAATACTACGTAACACTGGAAACAGCGGACGGCGCTTTGCCGAGGATAGACAGGATAGTGCTGCGATGTGACTACACAGAAAGGGCGCTGACCATACAGGTTAAGAAAGGAACATACAGCGCACAGCCAGTGGCACAAAGCCTGCAGAGGGACGCAGACGCATACGAGCTGGCGCTTGCAGACGTGACAGTGGGAAAGGGCGTGATCAAGCTGACACAGTCAGTGATCACAGACCAGCGGCTGAACGGCGAAGTATGCGGCATAGTCACGGGACTGATAGAGCAGGCAGACACCACGGAGATTTTCAACCAGTTTCAAACGTACTTAAAGGAATTTAAACAGGCATACGTAGAGAGTTTTTCCGAGTGGGCGAAAGAACGCGAAGACGAGCTTTTAAACTGGAAGGACGTTACAGAGAACGACGCAGAGGAATGGATAGCGAACAAGGAGCAGGAGATCGCGGACTGGCAGGCGAGCAGTCAGAGCAGCATGAAAGAATGGGAAGAGGCGAACAAAAACGCTTTCATGGCATGGCAGCTTTTACAGGAGAACACGATGGAAACGTGGCAGAGCCAAAAGAAAGCAGCCTTTACACAGTGGCAGGACGGTGAAGAGGCAGCGTTTAACGCATGGCTGAACATCGAGCAGCAGGAGTATGAGGAATGGCTGGACAACCTTAAGGCGATACTGGACGACAACGTGGCGGGCAATCTGCAGAACGAGATCGAGAAACTGCAGGAAAGCATCTTTGATAAATACTATGGGCTTGCGGAACAGACCACAGAGTTTATAGACGACTACAACATAAGGACGACCAACGCCGAGGCGGTGATCGAAACGCAGTTTGGGTATGACGAGCAGGGCAACGAGATTGCGGTGACAGCCGTGACGCCCACAGGGAAAAGTTACAGCTATGTGAAGACGTCAACATTTTACTATGACAGGATCGAGAGCAAGATTGAAAGGAGAATAAACAGCGATGGGGTATGAAGAGGCTAGAAAAGTAGTAATGGATATGAAAAAGCTGGGCAGCGGTTTTATGCCGCAGAATATGAGAAAGTTTGAGGCGATACAGACGGCGATAGATGCGGTATCACTCACTTTTTTAGAGCCGAAGGATATCACGCTGGAAAGCCAGCAGATACTTACGATCAAGGGCGCGGAAATCCGCATGAAAGAAGGAAGTTACCCGGCACACCGGGCAGATGGCACGGAAGTGGTCAACAACACAGAGCTGGGGAAATACGAAAACACAGCACTTGTGATTGACGGGCTGGAACTGGGGAAGACATATTATTTCGCGGCATTCCCGTACAGCGATAACGGGATATACAACGAGAGCGGGAGCGAGGCGAACAGGGCAGAAATCACCGTGAAAGAGGGCGAGAGCGTGACCGTGAACGTGGGAGCTGACAGCACGAGGGAGTTTAAGAACATCACGGTAACATGCCACAACGTAACAAAGGAAACGGAAGAGACGCAGACGTTGGACGGTGAGGGGAGAGTCAGTTTCAACGTGGCGATCGGGAATGAATACTATTTGACAGCCGGGGAAGTAGAAAACTACGAAAAGCCGGAAGAAACAGAGCATTACACAGCCATACCGGGAGGCAGCCGCGTGGTAGACTTCACATACTCATATCTCATGGAAGTGATCACAGCGACCATGAGCGCAGACGACAAGAGCGATATTACGGCGCAGAAATTTATCTGCCACAACGTCACCACCGGGGAAGACGAAGTGAAAGCATACAGCGCCGCAGGCGTACAGTTTACCATACCGGACGGGCAGAGATACTACGTCACGGCAACGGAAAAGGATTTCTATGCCACACCACAGACAGACACCTACACAGCGGCGCGGGGAAACACGAGAGAGGCGGCGCTGGAATATCGGTACAACATGGAAAAGATCACCGTCATTCTGACAGCGGAGAACAACGCAGATGTGACCGGGCAAAAGGTGATATGCCACAATGTAACCACCGGGGAAGATACGGAAAAGCAGTACAACGCGGGCAGCGTATCATTCATGGTGCCAAACGGGAACGAATACTACATCACGGCATCGGAAATGGATTTCTACGAGACGCCGAAGTCAGAGACATATACAGCGGAGAAAGGAAACAGCAGGGCAGCGGCGCTGGAATATAAGTACATCATGGAAGTGATCACGGTAACGTTGAGCGCCGATGATGAAAGCGACGTGAGCGACCAAACGCTGATATGCCACAACGTCACAACCGGGACGGACACGAAAAAGGAATACAGCGCGGACGGCGTATCGTTCATGGTGCCGGACGGCGAGCAGTATTACATTACAGCCACAGCAAAGGAGCTGTACGCCACGCCAAAGACAGACACCTATACAGCCGTAAAGGGAAATAAGCGGACAGAATCACTGCAATATGTCTATGCGCCGGATTTGGAGAGCTGCACGCCTGCACTGATTAAACAGATCGCGGAGAGCGGGCAGGCGGCGAGCATTTGGGAAATCGGCGATAAGAAAAAGATCACAACGACCACCGGGGAAGAGATCGAGATAGCGATTGCGGATTTTGACCATGACGAGCTTGCAGACGGCAGCGGAAAGGCACCCATCACATTTACCATGACACACTCATTTGCGACAGCACAGAACATGAACAGCTCCAACACGAACGTGGGCGGCTGGACGAGCTGCGCGATGCGCAGCAGAATGGACACCATTTTAAAGACGCTGCCGCAGGAATGGCAGGATATCATCGTGTCGGTGAAAAAGAAGACAAGCGCCGGGAACCAGCAGAGCACGATAAGCACCACAGAGGACAAACTGTTTTTATTTTCCGAGGTAGAAGTATTTGGAACAACATCATACTCATACACAGGAGAGGGCAGCCAGTACCCGTACTTTGCGACACAGGCAAACAGAGTCAAAACGCTGGGTATCAATGGCTCCGCCGACGGCTGGTGGGAGCGTTCGCCGATTAGTGGCAACACCACTTCCTTTTGCCGTGTCTACAGCGGCGGCAACGCCGACTACCTCAGCGCCTCCAACACGAGGGGTGTGAGCGTGGGCTTTTGCGCATAGCGCATAATCGTTAAATCGGTTTTTTATCGCCAGCCCCTTGCGGGCTGGCAGGCAACAAAAATATAGAGAAAGGAGCAGACAGCATACAGATGTCAGTATTGAAACGCTTTAGGAAACCTACCAACTGCGACTATGTAGACGCACTATGGGAGCTGCGGAAATACAGCCTGTACCGATGCAGTAAGTTTCCCATACGGTACAAGAAATGGTTCACGGACGATATCATCATGTTCTTTGCGCGGGCACACCAGTACGCATACGAGGCAAACATGATATTCCCGAAAACAAAAGCACAGGCAGACGAAAGACGGGAATACATAGAAAAGGCGATACGCGCACTGAACCAAGTGTACCCGCAACTGGAACTGGCATACGATATGTGCCAGTGGGACACGGAAATGGACAACGCAGCCATTCTGACAAAGCACTGGCTGCCTATGATAGATAAATGCGAAGCGTATCTGAACGCGATCAAGGAAAAGGACGCAAAGAGGTATAAGCACTTGCAATAAGTGATTATATATGGAAAAAGCTGTAGCTCCGCCAACAACTGGTGGGAGCGTTCGCCGAATAGTGGCAACACCACTAACTTTTGCAATGTCAACAGCAACGGCAACGCCAACAACAACAACGCCTCCAACACGAGGGGTGTGAGCGTGGGATTTTATAAAAAACAAGTAACCGATCGGGTGTGAAAAATGTTTATAAAATTTATAAAAGGAGCTTTTTTCAGTCGCCGTAAGGCGTGAAACCAACGGGGCAGTATCCAGCCGCCCGGACGCTTTTTGCATGGTCAGCCCTTGCCAGTGTCGGGCTGATTTCATGGGCGTTGCTGCAAACAGGCATTCACTGGCTGGCGCTTTAGGGCGCCACCTGTATGCTGCCTCATGTCATATGACAGACGCAGAGCGGAAAGAAGGACGATACCAGAGAAGAAAGGCGAAAAGGGAGAATAAGAAACGGGAGAGCATAAAGGAATATGACAGCTACGAAAAGGTGTTTACGTTTGAACACCTGTATACGAGCTTTTATGAGTGCAGGAAAAATGTGCGCTGGAAGTATTCAGTGCAGAACTACAACATAAACCATTTACGCTACACATGGCTGGCGTACAAGCAACTGCATGGGCTGTATGGCTGCAAGTATCACTTCAAGGGACACAATACCTTTGAGCTGGTGGAGAGAGGAAAGCGCCGGAAGATTGCGGCGGTGAAACTGCCGGACAGGGTGATACTGAAATGTTTTTGCACGTACAGCTTAACGCCAGCACTGACAAGGAATCTGATATACGACAATTCCGCAAGCCGTAAGGGTATGGGAACAAAGCACACGAGATGCAGGCTGGAAAGGGAACTGCAGAGGGCGTACAGGAAATGGGGCAGGGATTTCCATATAGCGATAACAGACTGCACCAGTTACTTTGACAGCCTATTGCATGATGTGATCAAAGGGATAATCAAGGAAACCTACACAGATAAGATGCTGATCGCGTTTGCGATATACTGCCTTAACCAAGAGGGAGAGGGCGGCAAAGGGCTGGGGCTGGGCTGCCAGCCAAACCAAATGTACGCCATAAGCTATCTGAACAAGGTAGACCACGCGATGTGCAGGAGGACAAAGTACAAGCGGTACATGGACGACGCGATCATGATAGCACACGAGAAGGAAACACTGAAAAGAGCAGTGGAAACCATGACGGAGGCGTGCGGGAGGCTGGGAATAAAGCTGCACGAGGACAAGACGCAGATCATACCAGCCACGCATGAATTTACATACCTAAAGACCACATACAGGATATTGGAAAACGGCAGGATAGTGAAAACGCCGTGGAAAAAGAATCTGCAGAAAACGAGGCGCAAGCTGAAACTCTTCCGCAGGCTGGAAGAGGAAAACAAAATGAGCCATAAGGACACTGAAAACTTTTATAAGAGCTTTATCGGGAACATGAAAGAATACAGCGCCCATAAGATACTGAAAGAAATGGCAAGGTTTTACAACAAAGTATTCCAAGGAAGGAGAGAAAAGCATGTACAGGGTATTTGCAGCAGACAGATCACTCATAGCCACAGTGCCGACGCTTGCCTATGTGAAATTTAACAGGCGCAACCACATGGCGGTAGGGTGCGAAGGAAAAGAGGCAGAGGGAATCACGTTAAACGGCGGAAGGGACGTATACCGATTTGCAGACGTGAAAAAGGACGGCATCGAGGAAATCCCGCGCTGCAGCGTAGAGTATGCAGAGCCGGACGAAGAGCTGGTGAAAGCGCAGGAAGAGATCGCAAAACTGCGGGAGGAAAACGCGAACATCATGGCGGGGCTGGCAGACATTTACGAAAGAGCAGAGGAACAGGACGAAAAGCAGTTGTACATCATGGCGGCGCTGGCGGATATTTATGAGAACACCAGCACGGACACAGAAAGCGAGGATTAAGTTATGGAATATGTATACGCAGAACTGGTAAGGAACGGGCGCACGCTGGCAAGCGTGCCGAAAAGCAAGATCGTGGCAACGGCGGTGCTGCTGATCATATCGAAGGATAAGACCATAGACGATGTGCCGGAGAAGTACAAAAAAGCCACACTGGACGAGCTGGCGGCGCAGGGATATGACGGCAACGGAGATCCCGCCGGGCAGGAAACGGAAGAATAACGAAAAGGGGAGCAGGCGGCATTGTACAGCAAGGATTTGATAAGGGTAGTGCAGGAGCAGCAGGAAACGATAGAAAAACAGGGCAGGCTTATTGCTGATCTGATCACCACTCTGGAAAGCTGGGAGCAGGCAGGGCAGTACGACGGCACCGGGCTGAAAGAGCGGGCATCACAGATGCAGCAATAGGAGAAAGGCAGGAAGTATGGAAATGAAGGTAATGGAGTTTATCGACACAGCGGCAAGTAACAGACTGATTGAGCTTGTGGTACTGGCGATCGTGTTCGACACGATTTTTGGAGTGCTGCGGGCGATCAAGGAAAAGAAATTTAATTCATGCGCCGGGATAGACGGGGCGATCAGAAAAGTAGCGATGCTGATATCGCTTGTATTTATGATGGCGGTGGATATGATCATCAAAGTCAATCTGATCGGATTTATACCGGAGGCAGCGCGGGAACAGACGGGGCTTACAAGCGTAGGCGTTGCGGAGTTTTTCAGCCTGCTTTATATCGCCTATGAGATCACCAGCATTTTTAAGAACATGGCACTTTGCGGGCTGCCCGTCAAGCGGGTGTGGTCAAGCGTGAGGGCGTTTCTCGAAAAGTACACGGACGAGCTGCCGGACACGGACGAGCTGGACGGGGAAGAGTAAAGAATACATGACATAGGGACTGGTAGTGCAAAGGCGCTTGCGGGAAACCGCAGGCGCTTATTTTGTGAAAAGATAAAGGAGATATGACCATGAACATTATTATTGGCAGCGCAAGAAGTGACGAGAACGGGAACGTAACAGGCGGGAAAGCGGGAGATCAGAAACAGGCATCGAGCACCAACGATACAAAAGGTGAAGTAAGTATGCAAAACTTCTATGTGCATACAAAAGGCTGGAATGTATTAAGGGCAAAGCAGGAAGATGTTGCGGCAAAAATAGCAGCGGCAATGAAGACAGCCTGCAATAATGCAAATGTTGGATATGACCAAAGCAATCGAAACGGCGTTATTAAGTACGGAACAGCCAGCAAAACGCAGACAGAGTGTGATTGTTCGTCGCTGGTGAGACAATGCGTGAAAGAGGCGTCGGGCATTGATTCGGGAGATTTCAATACAGGAAATGAGGCGGGCAAGCTGGCGGCAACGGGGCTGTTTGAAAATGTCTTTGCTTATGCGTCGGGAACGGTGCTTTACACAGGGGACATTTTGGTCACGAAAACAAAGGGACATACTGCGGTAGTCGTTACAGGAAATGAAAGAACGACGGGAACGCAGACACAGACAACAGAAAACACCATATGGCAGTTTTTATCCGGCAAGGGGCTGAACGATTACGCCGTGGCGGGTATCATGGGAAATCTGTATGCAGAGAGCGGGCTAAGCTCCATCAATCTGCAAAATTCCTACAATAAAAAGCTGGGAATGACAGACGAAGAGTATACAGACGCGGTGGACAACGGCAGCTATGCAAATTTTGTGAAGGACAGCGCGGGCTATGGGCTGGCACAGTGGACATACTACACACGCAAGCAGGCGCTACTAGATGCGGCAAAGTCAGCCGGGGAGTCTATCGGCAGCTTAAATGTGCAACTGGCGTACTTGTGGAAGGAGCTGCAGGGATATAAGACCGTCATGGCATCGTTGCAAACGGCAGCATCGGTGCGCAGCGCCTCTGATGCGGTACTGAAAGGGTTTGAAAAGCCTGCAGATCAGAGCGAGGCGGTACAGAAAAAGCGCGCAGGGTACGGACAGACGTTTTACGATAAGCACGCCGGGCAGCAGGCGGGTAGTGTAACCGCAGAGACAGACACGACGGTTACGCCGTTTAATGTACGTGTGGATATTTTAAACCTAAACGTTCGGACAGGAGCCGGGACGGACTACGCAAAGACGGGAGAAAAGACGGGCAAAGGAACGTTCACGATCACCGAGGTAAAGGCAGGAAAAGGAAGTACGGCAGGCTGGGGAAAACTGAAAAGCGGCGCAGGCTGGATATCACTGGACTACTGCACGAGAATATAAAGGGAAAGGCGGGGAATGCTGCAGAAAGGAGGCGTTTCCCGCTTATTTTTTGCGAATTTGTAAAAATAAGTGTTGACAATATACCTAAAAAGGTATAAAATAAAATCATAGAAAGGAGAAAGAAACAAATAAATGCAGAGCATTGGAAAGGAGAGAAAAGCTATGGAAATCATACATGAAACCTTAGAAATCATAAAGGACTTAGTAGAAATCCTAGTTCTTGCCTTAACAGCCGACAAACTGATTAAGAAAGAGGAATCTAAAAAGCCCTAAACTAAAGCGGCTGCCCCACATGGGGCAGCACCCCGAAAGGGGTTGCTTTCTAAGGACAGTATACCATAGCTTAGGAAAAATATGAATACGAAAATTTTGGTGTTGCTGGTAGGATTGGTAGTGCTCGATATCTTGGACGGGGATTTTGCAACGTTCTCCGCGCTGGATATCATCAAAGCGGCATTGTATATCATATGCTTTGCGCTGCTGATACGGAACGGAAGAGAGGGAAAAGAAAATGAGCATAGGGGAGAATCTTAAGAGGGCGAGAAAGGCGGCAGGCGTGACACAGGTAGAACTTGCAGAGCGTCTGCAAGTGTACCAAAAGGATATAAGCCGCTGGGAAAACAACGAGTTGACGCCGAGTGCAGCGACGCTGGGGAAGATATGCAGGGAACTTGGCGCCTCTGCTGATGAAATACTGGAAATAAACAAGTAATGACAGATCGGAAAAACAGCATAGAACGAAAGCCGCAGACTCAAGAGGGTTTGCGGCTTTTCGCCGTTATGCAAGAGACAAAAGAGAGGTAGGGACTATGGCAAACAGGAAAGGCAGCAGGCAGTTGACGTATACGGACAGGATAAAGCTAGAGGCACTGTTAAAAGCAGGAATAAATAAGAGCAGGATAGCGGCACAACTGGGAGTACACCGCAGCACGATTTATAACGAACTGAAACGGGGGCAGTACGAGCACTTGAACAGCGACTACACAAGGGAGATTAGATACAGCCCTGACATAGCACAGGACAAAGCGACAGACAACCTAAAAGTGAGAGGTACACAGTTAAAGATCGGGAACGATATAGAGTATGCGAATTATATAGAAGAAAAGATTGTGAATGAAGATTACAGCCCGGCAGCAGTGCTGGGAGAACTGAAAGCACAGGGGAGAGAGGGAGAGTTTAAAACGCGGGTGTGCGTGACTACGTTGTACAGCTACATTGACAAGGGGATATTCTTGAGGCTGTCAAACAAAGACTTGCCAGTAAAACGGAAAAAGAAAAGGAAATATAAGAAGGTACGGAAACAGGCGCGGGCGGCAGCAGGCGACAGCATAGAGAAACGCCCGGAAGAGATAGAGACGCGGGAAGAATTTGGACACTGGGAAATGGACAGTGTCATAGGAAAACGGGGCAAGTCGAAAAACACGTTGCTGGTGCTGACGGAGAGAAAGACAAGAGACGAGATCATATTTAAACTGCGCGACCATGCGGCAGAGTCGGTAGTGGAGGCACTGGACATGCTTGAGCGCAGATATGGTACGGAAATGTTTAGAAAGGTGTTTCAGACGATAACAGTAGACAACGGTACAGAGTTTGCGGACGTAAACGGCATGGAGCGGTCAAAGATGCGACCGGGAGAAAAGAGGACGCACGTATACTACTGTCACCCGTACAGCAGTTGGGAGCGGGGAACGAACGAGGTAACAAACAAGCTGATACGGCGCCACGTACCAAAGGGCGTAAACTTCGATGATAAGACGGAAGAGGAAATTCACGAGATAGAAAAATGGGTGAACAGATACCCGCGCAGGATACATGGTTATAAATCAGCCGGGGAGCTTTTCGACAAAGAGATAGAAAAAATAGCGCAATAACAACCGCAGGCGCTTAGACAGGCTGGCAGGAATGGCAGCCTTAAAACGATGCGATCAAGAAATCGGAGGATATTATCATAAGAAATACAGCCGGGAATAACAATTCAATAAATATGCGGGTTTAGTGAATGTATAATTATATTCTACAAAAAGTAATGGGCGTTTTTATGTATTTTGCCGAAAGTAAAAAAGTGTTCAAAAAAAGGTTGAAATTTTTATCAGGAAAGCACCTGTCACATTTTTTCTTTACAAATCCCAAGAAGTTTCTCTTTTTGATTCAGCGCCGGATCGTCCAGCACCAGCTCCAGAAGCTCCCGCAGCATTTCTCCAATCTGTCTTCCGGGCTGCATGCCGAGCGCAATCAGATCACTGCCTGTCACTTCCAGACTTTTCAGACTGACCGCCTCCCCGCGGCTGCAGATTCCCCGGTAAATATCTTCTATGTAAATAAGCCTCTGCAGCTTTTCTTCTTTTTTATATGCACTCTGGGCGGAAACGTCCGCGCGCCGCACCTGCAGTATCATAGGAAAGATATCCTCCCCCATCCTGTTTACGGCACGTCTGACGCTGCGGTCGCTTGGCTCAATCGCCTGGTCATGATAACGCACGATTTTCGTTACCTTATCTATGGTGTCATTGTCAAACTTCAAACGACGAAGAAT